CAACAATTCAAAAGTATGAACAATAAATAAGATATATAATTTATATCTTATTTTTAAATTTAATTTAATTTTTGCTTCATACTTGAGAATTGTTGTCTTTCTAATTTCTTTTATTTAATAATATACAAATGTTGTTATATATGAAAATGTTTATATAAATGAAAAAGTGAAATCAAATGAAGAAAGAAAATAAATTATAATAATCTTATTGGTTGAAACAAGCAGGGTTCATACTAGCACACAATTCAGCCATAGTTTTAGATGCTGATATGGCTGCAGTATTAGACATAAGTTCTTTCAACTTTATACAACCTTTATAAACTGCCTCTTCTCTTGTAGGTGAACCACTAGCTATAGCTTTTTCACCTTGTGTCCAACCTTCTGGTAACATGCCAAATGCTCTCAAGATCGAGTGAGTTATGCACACTGCACCTAATGGAATTGCAGTAACTAGTGGTTCACTCCATGGAGCAGCTAATGCAGCTTGCACAGCAGCTCTTGTTGGTGCACTAAACATAGTAGGAAAACCACCACCAACAATCGACATTGCCCTAGCAACTAATTGAGGAGTAGAGCTAAATGTTATATGGTATCTCATCCATGCATTAGTACTCAATACAATAGCATCATTACCAACTAATCTAGGTAATAATGCAGCCATAACCTTTATTAGAGGCTTAATACGATTTCCTGATACAACCATACCTCCTTTAGATCTAAAATAGGAAACTATGTTTGTATCCTTAAGAGGTCTAACCTGTTCAGCTGCACATAGATCTATAATCCAACCACCAGATCTAGTATAGGCATCTATTATATCTCTATAAAAATCATTGATCTCATTATGAGGTTGGACAGCCATTTCAGCTTCATTCTTATCTGCTCTAGCAGCAGCATCAGTATCAGTTGGCACATGTGCACTGAAAGAGAGAGCAGGCGGATTACCGGCTTGCAAAACCACAGCTACATCAGGTATAGCAGAAAATCTAATAAGCATACCAGCAATAACAGCTGAAGTCAAAGTTGTATCTAAACCCCAATCTGCTACTAACATAGTAACATTATAACCAACCGGATGATCTAATCTAACACCAATACCACCTTCAGTTCTCCTCCACGCTCCCATATGAGCAATTCTAGTATCAGGGGCAGCCATAATATCCAAATTTTGATTTTATTTTTATACTAGGGTATTAACCTTTTTGTTTGCAC